CAAAAAATCTAGATGATTTAGAAGCAGAAACTTTTCCTGATGGCAGGAGATTTTATGTATTGCCAGACGGCACAAAACTACCATCAGTAACAACAGTTCTTGGTGCTCAAAAGAAACAGGCCATCATGGAATGGCGCAAGCGTGTTGGTGAAGATGTTGCAAATCAAATAACAAAGAAGGCAACCTCTCGTGGTACAGCAGTTCATGTTTTATGTGAAGATTATCTGAATAACAAAGTAGTTACGCCTGGTGTTAAACTGGATGCCTATGAAATGTTTTTGTCAATCAAACCATTTCTTAATCGTATTAACAATATACATTACCAAGAACAGGCACTATGGTCTAAACAATTAGGCATGGCGGGTCGTGTTGATTGTATTGGTGAATTTGATGGTGAATTATCTGTAATTGATTTCAAAACATCAAAGAATATAAAAACAAGAGATGATATCAAAGAATACTTTTGGCAAACGGCAGCATATGCATTGATGTATGAAGATATGATTGGTACACCAATCAATAATACTGTAATTATTATGGCGGTAGAGAATGAAAAACCATTATTATTTCAACAAAAAACGGCTGAATATATAGATGGATTAGTCGAGGCTATAATTTATTACGGAAAACAACAAAAATGAAAAAATTATTACTGGTATTATTATTTGTGCCAATGTTGGCATTTGCACAGAAACAAAAAGAAGGTGTAACATACAATGCAACACTCACTAGAGTTATTGATGGTGATACTGTGGCATTTCAAGCATTATGGTTACCAGACCCATTAAAGAAAGAACTATCGATTCGTGTATTTGGTGTTGATACACCAGAAAAAGGCCATCGTGCTCAATGTCCTTCTGAAAATGAACGTGGCCAAGCCGCCACAGCATTTACCAAGAAAATGGTAGAACAGGCCACAACTCGGCAAGTGGTATTAATGAGTTGGGACAAGTATGGTGGTCGTGTACTAGGTGATGTATTATTGAATGGTCAATCGTTGCGTTCCATGTTGATCCAACAAGGATATGCACGGGAATATTATGGTGAGGCTAAGACCAGTTGGTGTCCATAGAGTTGGTATGTTTCCTATTTCATAATATAAAATAGGTGGTAGGACGGACTTATTGTGGTAACAATGAATAAATCGCTTGCCTATATAAGTATAAACACTTATAATAGGAACACTATGAACAAATATTGGAAAAAACTCTGCACTCCCGAGCAGAACGAAAGACAGTACGGGGCTTTAAAATTTTTGGCTGGTGGTCTAAGTTTTCTTTTTGTTATTTGGTTACTAGAAAGGATACTGTAATGCCTAGCAAAGATTGTGTAAAAGAATATAAAGTAAAAAGTTTTGCTTTCTACATGGGTGCCTGTGCATTTGCTGTAGGTGTATTAGCAATACTTTTTATATTGAAGTAATTCGTAGAAGTTGTTTGAAAGTTGTTGTGGACGTGGGTGCGATTCCCACCACCTCCACCAAAAGTATATTAACGAACCGAGTTTCCGGTAGCAAACACACATTATAGTTGTGGTAATATACTTTTGGTGGGGGTGCCTAGATTCGACATGGCAATAATTAGAACAATGGAGAATCGCCAGAGAAGGCGTAATCACTAATTAAATTAAACGCAAACGATAATAAGTATGCACTTGCTGCCTAAACGGTAAGCGGAGTTTCGCCAGGTGAACTTAGCAACAGAATCACCTGGATAAATAAATCACCAGCATCACACAAACCGCTGGTAATACACATAAACACACACAAAAGGAGAAGTAAATGAGTATGACACCTTATGAGATACGGCTAGAACTCTTAAAAATGGCCAAAGAAATGCTCACCGATGACTATTATGGCAAGCGTGAAGTTATTTCAAACGAGTGGACAACCAAGGTAGAAGAATCCAAAATTAACGGAACTCCTTCACCACAACATCCAGGTTTTCCACCATTTCCCTCCGAAGAAGAAATCATTAAAAAAGCAGAGATGCTCAATGGTTTCGTTTCTCAAACCCCTCCACAACCTGAAGTAAAAATTACAAAGAAAACGAATTCGTAATTGGAGACCAAGGCCAATCGATGTTTGATTGGCCGCAATCAATAAGGAAGAAAGATGTTTAAATTTAACACACAGAAGTTTAACACATTAGCAGTAGTATTAGCAGTATTAACAATAGTATATACAGCACCAACTCTATCAAGAGAGTTTATTACAAATACAACACAGAAACAAGTAACCGCAGATTATCAGAAACAAGTAGAATGCCTTGCTAAAAATATTTACTACGAATCTGCCGGTGAAACATATGAAGGTAAATTGGCCGTAGCACAGGTCACAATGAATCGTGTTAAGAGTGGTCAATTTCCCACAGACATATGCGCTGTTGTATATCAAAGAACAACTGACCAAAATTTAAGAACAGTATGCCAATTCTCATGGACTTGTATGGTCAAAGAAATGGTACACGGTCAAGATCGGTATAGATGGGAAGAATCTCTTTTAATTGCAAAAAGAGCATTGACAGTTCCAGTCCTACATGATAAAATAGCAGAAACAAATGCATTGTATTACCATGCTACGTATGTAAATCCTGGTTGGAATAAACAAAAGGTTGTAACGAAAATAGGTAATCATATATTTTACAGTAGAATTTAAACTATGCCTAATCGTGAAGAAATTAAAAAATTTAGTATGATGATTGAACAGATGGTAACAGATAAGCGGATAGGATATATGGATGCTATCTGTCACCATTGTAAAGAAACTGGTTTAGAAATTGAAGTGGCTGCCACCTTAATTTCATCTGCTTTAAAAGCAAAGATTAAAGAAGAAGCACAAGACAATAATATGTTGAAGAAAAATTCTAAATTGCCGATATGAAAAGAATGTTGTGTAAGATACCACACATAATTCATATAGAAAACTTTTTAACAAATGATGAATGTGATGATATTATTAAAGCTGGCGATCCTTTACTGACAGATTCAAATGTCGTAAATGTTGATACGGGTTTCAACGAAAAGATGGACAGTTTTAGAATCAGTAAAGATTGCTGGCTCGACCACGCCAATCCACTAGTAGTAAATCTCCACAATAAAATAGAAAAAGAAATAGGCATCAGCAAGAAAAGATTTGAAGCACTCACCATGCTTCGTTATGACATTGGTGGTCGTTATGTACCACATTGGGATTACTTTGAAGATGTAATACCAACTTACAATGATATTGTTGCTGGTGTAGGTAATAGAGTAGGCACAGTAATTGTTTATCTCAATGATGTGGAAGAAGGTGGCCAAACCACATTTACAAAGTTAAATTTATCGGTTGACCCCAAAAAAGGAAGTATGATATACTTTCGATATGACTACAAAAACAAAAACGATAACGCAAATACAATGCACTCAGGTGAACCTGTGATAAAAGGCCACAAATATATTGTAACAACTTGGATTAGAGAATTTCCCTTTTTATGATTGAAAATTCAGGCTTTGCTGCTTTTGCAATGTTTCATGCAATGAAATTGCATTTCACATCCGATAGTTATGATTATGTAAAATATAATGGTAAGACTAATGTTACCAAAACAACATTCTCTACCAGAAAAGACAAGTATTCATTCTACCGTTTATCTCGTAAATTTGGATTGACAGAATTAAAAGATTATTATATTGCCAACTTTTTGGTAGATGATGTTCAATGGGTTGGTGATATTCTAGGACCAGAGTCCGAAGAAAACTACAAAAAGTGGCAGAAAAGAATACAAAGCTTGACTTATACCTTTGAGAATGATATAATAAGACTGTTGGATAAAGTTGATGATCCTAATGAATTATTGATGGTAAGAAAGAATGAGTTTCCATTATTAATGCAATGTGCAACACAAGGTGATATTGCAATTGAAACACTTATCATTTTGGATGACCTAATGAATTTTTTCCCAATGTGGGAAAAAGAAATATATGATGATATTGTTTGGCCAAATTTTAAAACTAAATGTGTGAAATATAAACCATTTCTACATTATGATAAGAATAAGTTCAAACAGATTTTGAAAGAAAAGATTAAAGAATATGCGTAAAATTACCAAGATTTACTTGGACATGGATGGTGTGATTGCTGATTTCAATAAGCGATACAAAGAATTGTAT